ATCGAGTAGGGGCTAAGAAGGAGCGCATAAATATATCCCCCCGTGAGTGGGAAGCTATCCAGTCGGGGGCTATCAGTAAGACTATGCTGAATGATATCCTAGATAACGCCGATCTTGATCAAGTCAAGAAGTTGGCTACACCAAAGACTACGTTGTCAATGACACCTTCAAAAGTGGCATTAGCTAAAAGCATGGAGACAAGAGGCTTTTCTCTTAGCGAAATCGCAGATAGACTGGGCGTATCCTCGTCTACGGTTACTAAGGCTCTTAAGTAGACCCCTTTAATAGCACAGGAGGACACTTGGTATGTCACAGACCATTACTAAGGCCATGCTGACAACGATAGATAACCCTTATGATCCGTTCACACAGTTCGAGGCATGGGATGCTTATGATCAACAGGCGGGGTACTACTCGTGCGCATACCTAGCTCGTATAGCTAACTCTTCTGATGAGCTTAGTAAATCAGCACAAGCTCAGATAATTGAAGATGCTATTGACGAGATTTGTAAGTATGATGTGTTTGGCCTTTATAGGAAAGTTACAAGAACAGAAACAATTGAATAGAATGAATGTAATGTTGATAAGTTTTAAAGAAAGTTAAAGTTTCCTTAAGCTAAACAAAGTTCGTTCAGTTGCTTCGTTACAAGTTCTTACAAGATTGTTTAAAGCTTTTGTTCTTTGTTTGTGTTTCATGTTGAATAGTTTGTTAAAAGTTTAAAGTTCATTTGTACTTAGCCTTTTGCAAAAAATTTTTCATACCCAAGCAAAAATTGTCGTTTACTCTTAACCATTAAAGCTTAGCAATAATGCAAGTTGTTTCGTGGTGCTTTGATGCTGGGCATCATACATAAAAGTTTAAGTTTAATCAAGCGATATAAAAACAAATAAAAGGACACTGTAAGATATCAAAAGGGTAAGGGGGGTCCGATCAAAACAGCCCCCCTCCCAGCATCGCCGCCCTCTTTAAATTTTCTCCGGGGGTGGTTTTTATGTTTAAAATCAATCGAGTGGTTTTTGCGGAGGTGCAGAGGGTTTGGCTTAAATTCGGTTTTTACTCTCCTTTCCGTGTGTTGTTTTCCCGCTGATCGCGTCCTTCTTTGCTAAATCATTACCTGACGGCTCGTGTAAGCCCCCTGCATCTCGGCAAAAACTCCTCGAAAGTTTGACAAAAGTACGAACAACACATCTTAAAATAATCAAAAGGGGAATGAAGTATGGCAAAACAAAAGGGCACTTCTGCGGAGAAGGGCGTTAGAAGAAAAAAAGCTCGCTCTATCGAGGCTAGAGAGAATCAGCTCGGCTCTTTGGCGCTTGATGTAGCAGAGCAACAGCTTCTAGACGGCACGGCGTCTCCCTCAGTAGTTGTTCATTTCTTAAAATTAGTTTCTTCAAAGGAAAAATTAGAAAAAGACATTCTTGAATCGCAGAAGAAACTAATGGAAGCAAAGACTGAGAACCTGAAAGCGGCAAAGCGAATAGAAGAGTTATACGCAAACGCCATGGATGCAATGCGAACATACAGTGGACACGGCAGTGAGCATGATTAGAACATATTCCGAGCTGATAAAGATTCCAACATTCGAGGAAAGAGTTAAGTATCTTAAAATCCGACAGCAGCGAGTCGGCGAGGATACTTTCGGATATGATAGATGGCTTAATCAGGCGTTTTACCGGTCTCAGGAGTGGAAAGATCTTCGACGAGAGATATTTATACGAGATCACGGATATGATCTTGCTATGGAAGGTTTTCCGCTTAACGACAAAGCAATAATTCATCATCTGAACCCCATCACAAAGTATGATCTCGTAAACAGAACTAAGTATTTACTCGATCCTGAGTATTTGGTGTCTGTAAATCTGCTAACACATAATGCAATACATTACAGTGACGAAACAATCCTGTTTACAGGAATTAAAGAAAGACAACCCAACGATACTTGCCCGTGGAGGATGTAGTCATGGCGCAAATGAGAGACAGTATTTTAGAGTCTGTTCAGTTGGCGAGAGGTATTGGACTGAATAATGCGCCTTTTGACGAGGCAGTTATCACAGCAATTAATACGGCGCTTAACGAACTGACACAATTAGGCATAGGTCCTGCGGACGGTTTTGTTATCACGTCGGAATATGAGACGTGGGAGGATTTCATGGGTAACGATCCGCGAATTCATATGGCTAAGACATTCGTTAATCATCGAGTTTGGCTGATGTTTGATCCGCCGCAGAGCTCAACGATGATCGACGCTATTGAGAAGACGATACGAGAAATTGAATGGCGGCTTACGATCGCTGTTCCTGAGACTGTGTGAGGAATTCAAAATGGAACAATGGAGAGAAGAATTATATCATAGCGAGCTTTACCACTATGGCGTTAAAGGCATGAAGTGGGGGAAGCATAAAAGTCCGTTTTTTAAATACAGCGATATTCGAGGAAGAAGAGGAAGCGAAGTAGAGAAAGCTCTGGGAATGTATACCGAAAATCCGAATCACAAGTATGCCCACAATATCCAAATCGGATATACAAAAAACCGGAGAGGCACATCGCTCTACTTGCATAACACAAGAAACAACACATACTTTAAATCCGGCGAGACTAATACGGGGCATTCAAAAGGCGCTTTTAAGACTGAGTATGCCGAAGATGGAGCACACTATTCGGTTAATGTGAGTCGCTTAAAGAGGTCGGCTGGAAGAAAACTAAAAGAGATTAGCGATTCGAGCTTAGGCCGGGCTAAATCCTTTATTTCTTCAAGACCGTCAGCGGTTAAGAAGAAAGTTTCTGAGATTAAAGATAAGATCGCATGGGCACAGAAGGGCAAACAGACCATTTCTTCCCCATTTGACAGCAAGCCGAAGAAACAGAAGAAGAGCACAATAACTGTAGAAGAGGCTTTCCCGTCAAAGAAGCAGGATCCGAAGAAATATCAGAGACAGCGAAATAATTATAGAAATATGTATAAGTAATCTTACGAATTCCAAAGGAGACACATTATGGCGTTATCTAATACCGCAACACCCGTTTATTATGGGCAATTCAGAGACGCTGTAATAAGAGGCGAGATACCAGTAAATAAAGAGATTGCGATGGAGATGTATCGAATAGACAATCTTATTCGTGATCCGAGAATATATTACGACGATGAGGCTATATTCGGATTTGTACAGTATTGCGAAAACGAATTAACTCTTACAGACGGCTCAGATTTATTCCTCCTTGATACATTTAAACTCTGGGCCGAGCAGATATTTGGTTGGTGGTATTACGTTGATCGAAGCGTGTACGAACCCATTGACGGACACACCGGTCATTACGTGCATAAAAGAGTGCTCAAGCGTCTTACCAACAAGCAATATCTAATTGTAGCTCGAGGGGCCGCCAAATCTATGTATGCCTCATGCATACAAAACTATTTTCTGAACGTTGACACCTCCACGACGCATCAGATAACGACGGCCCCTACGATGAAACAGGCTGAGGAGGTAATGTCCCCAATCAGAACGTCAATCACGAGAGCAAGAGGACCTTTGTTTAAGTTTTTAACCGAAGGTTCTATTCAAAATACAACAGGATCAAAAGCTAAGCGAGTAAAGCTGGCATCAACCAAGAAAGGTGTCGAGAATTTCTTAACAGGCTCGCTCTTGGAGATCCGAACAATGAGCATAAACAAGCTTCAGGGATTGAGACCTAAGATATCGACAGTCGACGAGTGGCTATCAGGTGATATTCGCGAAGATGTAATAGGCGCACTTGAACAAGGCGCTTCGAAATTAGATGATTATCTGATTATTGCGACATCTTCCGAGGGCACAGTACGAAATGCTGCTGGCGATACGATTAAAATGGAATTGATGGACATCCTTCGAGGAGATTACGTCAATCCTCACGTTTCGATCTGGTATTACAGACTGGATGATATAAGCGAAGTCGGTAAACCGGAGATGTGGCTTAAAGCCAATCCAAATCTCGGTAAGACCGTAACTTACGATACGTATCAGTTAGACGTCGAGAGAGCTGAAAAAGCTCCTGCAGCTAGAAATGATATTCTTGCCAAGAGATTTGGAATCCCGATGGAGGGATACACATATTTCTTCACTTACGAAGAGACCATTCCGCACAGAAAACGAGATTTCTGGTCTATGCCCTGCGCACTTGGCGCAGATCTTTCTCAGGGCGATGACTTCTGTGCATTTACGTTTCTTTTTCCATTATCTAACGGCAGGTTCGGAGTTAAAGCGAGAAGCTATATAACCGAGAACACGCTTATGAAACTTCCCAGCGCCTTACGAATTAAATACAACGAGTTCCTGGATGAGGGCAGCTTGATTGTCATGGAAGGTGTCGTGCTTGACATGATGGATGTCTATGAGGATCTTGACCGATATATAACAGAATTCGATTACGATGTTCGTTGCTTTGGCTATGACCCATACAACGCAAAAGCATTCGCTGAGAGATGGGAAATGGAGAATGGCCCATTCGGCATGACTAAGGTTATCCAGGGTGTTAAGACAGAATCCGTACCTCTCGGAGAGTTGAAGAATCTGGCTGGAGAGCGAATGCTGCTGTTCGATCAGGAACTTATGAGTTTTACTATGGGAAACTGTATTACTCTGGAAGACACTAACGGAAATCGGAAACTCTTGAAGAAGAGACGTGAAGAGAAGATTGATAACGTAGCAGCACTGATGGACGGATACGTCGCGTTTAAGGTCTATCCGGAAGCATTTGAGTGAGGATTTCAAAATGGCAGAACTTTACCATTACGGTGTTAAGCATCGCTCCGGTCGCTATCCTTATGGGTCTGGAGACAGACCTTATCAGGACGTAGAAGGTGGAGGCGGGCTTTTCAAAAGGAAGAAAAAGAATAAAAAGGCAGAAGAACCTAAGCCGCCGGAGAAGAGCAGACGTGACGAAGCCAGAGATGCTGCTAAGACAGTAACCAAAGAAGAAGCTATGAAGACCATGTCACCGACTTCTTTGCACGCGGTTCGAAGGGAATTGTCCGATGATGAATTAAATCGGGTTGTGAATCGAGTTAGAAACGAGCAGACTCTGGAGGCTCAGAGCGAGAATGAGCTTAGACGTCATACCAGCAGCTCTCGATCGGCGATTGATGCATACCGACATCGGAAAGAGATTAGCGATTCAGATCTCGAAGTGCTGAACAAGCGTCTTCAGGAAGAGCAAAAACTTCGAGAATTCAAGAATGCTGAAGTTGAACGAGGCAAGAAGTTTATTAAGTCGTTGGATAAGCTGAATACATATGTCAATAAGGGTCTTGATTACTATGGCACATTTAAACGTGTTGAGAAGGTCTTTTCTGACATAGATAACGCCGATAAACAGCGAAGAGCTGCCGAACAGCAGGCTAAGCAGCAGAAGAAAGAAGAAAGAGCTCAGAAGAGACGTGAAAGAGCAGAACGCCGCGTCGATAAGCAGAGAGAAAAAGAAGACTCAGCAGCTAGACGAGTCGGCTTGGCTTATGAGGAAGGCCCTGAGCGTTTTACTGGAACCGTTGAGGGCGAAGGTCGAAGCAGCACGTCAGCAAGAAGCAAGTATAATTTCGACATAGATTACGGATCTTATACACCTAGCGAGAGAACGATCAACTTTATCGAGTCTAACGGCTCAACCTCGCTTGCCGTGATCGATCGACGAAGACGATGAGGAATGTAAAATGGAATATTGGAGAAAAGAATTATATCATTCCGAGCTTTACCATTACGGTGTTAAGCATCGCTCCGGCCGCTATCCTTATGGGTCTGGAGACAGACCTTATCAGGACGTAGAAATATCGAGATCTGAGCGTAAAGCGGCTAGAGAAGCCGGCAGGGTTGAGAAATATAAAAAGAAACAGATGAAAATTCTGGATTCGGATTTCGATAGAAAAACAAAAGGGCTTAATAAAAAAGCTTATAAAATATCTAAAAAAATGGATTCCATAGAGGCGAAAGCCAATGCCGCAACAGATCAGAAAAAGAAAGATGATCTCATGCGTAAGTGGAATCACGAACAGATGAAGCGCTATCGTACAGATATAAAACTTGAAGGTCAAGAACGTTTATACGCTAAAGAGGCTAAAGTTATTATGGACATGAAGATGTCCGATATCAAAGCTGAAAAAAGAGCGGCAGCAGCTCATTTATTAAAGAACAGCGCTATTGTTGGTGCAAGCTATGCCGCGGTTGCGGCTTTTCCGCCTCTTAAGGGTGCACAAGTGGCGGCTCTTGTTATGGCGTCAAAGAACAACGCTGGTTTCAAGTCGACTAGGCGATTGGGCGGAGAAAAGGAAATTAAAAAGACATATGATGAGGCACATAATGATATGTTCTGGGATCCCAAGACGCAAAAAGCCGCCGACGCCAGAAGGGCCGCATATGCCGCCGGTAATAAGCTAAAACCTGGTCAAGCGACAAAAGAAACTCTAGATGCTTATAACAAAGAAGCCTCTAAAATATATAAAGATAAGTTTGGTGATACCAAAGCACGTGACGACTTTATGGAAGAACTAAGAGAGATAGAAGTCATGGAGGAAATGGAAAAGAGAGGCTGGAAGTGAGGTAACCAATTATGCCACCACTTTTAACAAATTTAAAACACGCATGGAACGCGTTCCTAAACAGAGACCCAACGCCAACATACAACTATGGTGCTGGGTCTTTTTATCGTCCGGACAGACCTCGATTTACCAGAGGGAACGAACGGTCGATCGTGTCGTCTATCTACAACAGAATTGCGATAGATGCGTCAACAATCAAAATGGAACATGTGAAGCTGGATGAGGACCGTGCTTATAAAGAAACGTTTCCGTCCGGCTTAAATAATGTCCTTACAGCTTCTGCAAACATAGACCAGACCGGTAAAGCGTTTATTCGGGATATTGTAATGTCAATGTTTGACGAAGGCTGCGTGGCAGTTGTTCCTGTTGACACAAATATCAGACCAGTTGAATCCGGAGCATACGATATTTTAACAATGCGAACCGGCAAGATCACTGAGTGGTATCCGCAGCACGTAAGAATTCGACTATATAACGATCGTACAGGACGACATGAAGAAATAACAATGCCTAAAAATATGGTAGGCATTATCGAGAATCCCTTTTACGCAGTGATGAACGAGCCGAACTCTACGCTTCAGCGTTTGATTCGTAAAATCAATCTCCTCGATTATATTGACGAGCAAAGCAGTTCAGGAAAACTGGATTTGATTATTCAGTTGCCTTATGTCGTCAAATCTAAGACGAGGCAGGAACAGGCAGAGCAGCGAAGAAAAGACATTGAAATGCAGTTGACCGGTTCCAAGTATGGCATTGCATACATTGACGGAACTGAGAAGGTCACTCAGCTTAACCGAGCGATCGAGAACAATATATGGAATGAAGTAAAAGATCTAACGAGCATGTTATACAACCAGTTAGGTCTTACTGAAAGCATATTCAATGGAACCGCCGGTGAAGAAGAGATGATCAACTACTATAACAGCACAATCGATCCGATTCTTTCTGCTATAGCTGACGAACTGCAGCGCAAGTTCTTTACCAAGAGCGCAATCACGCAAGGCCATGCTATTCGGTATTTCAGAGATCCGTTTAGACTTGTTCCGGTTAAAGAACTCGCAGAGATCGCCGATAAGTTTACTCGTAATGAGATTGCTTCTTCCAACGAAATCAGACAGGTTATTGGATGGAAACCGTCTGATGATCCTCGTGCCGATGAGTTAGTTAACGCTAATATCAATCAGAGCGCAAACCGAGAAGGTTCTATTAGAGGTCAAGCACCAGAAGAAGAGGATATGTCAGAGACGTCCGCAGTGGCTGACGATATTCTGGCGAAGAGACTAGCGGACATATAGCAATTAGGAGGAAAAGTCAAAATGGCAGTTAAGTATGATTTTAGTGGATGGGCCACTAAGAACAATCTTAAATGCTCTGATGGACGAATTATCCGAGACGGAGCGTTTAAGCATCAGGACGGTCAGGTAGTACCGCTTGTATGGCAGCATATGCATGACAGCCCAGAAAACGTGCTTGGTTATGGCGTACTGGAACATAGAGATAAAGGAACCTATGTTTATGGCGTATTTAACAACACTGAATCCGGACAGAATGCAAAAGAGCTTGTCAATCACGGCGACATTGTATCCCTGTCGATCCATGCAAATCACCTCGTTGAGAAAGGCCATGATGTACTGCACGGCGACATCAAAGAGGTAAGTCTTGTTATGGCCGGAGCTAATCCGGGTGCATACATTGAGTTCCCGACACTCGAACATTCCGATGATTACGACGAGGACGCAGACGAAGCGATCATCTTTACAGGAGAAGAAATCGCTCTTTATCACGCTGACGAAGAGGGCGATGACGATTCCGATGACGGAGATGAGACAATCCAGGATGTGCTGGATACATTCAATGAAAAGCAGATGAAGGTCGTATCTTATCTTATAGCTCAGGCTCTGGATGAGAAGGCTGGCGCTGCTGTTAAACATGCCGACGAAGAAGTCGATGGCGAGACTGTTGGCGACGTTCTCGACACCTTTAGCGATAAGCAGATGAAAGTTGTATCTTACCTTATTTCGGAGGCTCTTGATGATGCAGGAGTCGAACATTCAGATTACGAAGGAGAAGACGAAATGAAACATAATGTATTTGATGGCGAGACCATGGTGACTGGTGGCGTGCTTAGCCACGAAGATTTCGACACAATCATGAAAGACGCAAAAAGACTTGGAAGCTTCCGGGAAGCCCTGAATGAGCATATGGAGAACGGCGTTCTGTCCCACTCTATTCCGACCGAAGGAATGGTTGGGCCGAGTCAGACTACAGCAAGCCAGACTTACGGCTTCCGTGATCCGGACATGCTGTTCCCGGACTATCGTTCCCTGAACAACCCGCCTGAGTGGCTTAAGAGAGAGACCGGATGGGTTGACGAATTCCTTGGCGCTGTTCATCACACTCCGTTCAGCCGGATCAAATCCGTATTTGCTGATATCACCGAGGATGAGGCCCGGGCTCGAGGATATATGAAGGGCAGACTTAAAAAGGAAGAAGTCTTCACGCTGCTGAAAAGAACAACCGACCCGCAGACCATCTACAAGAAACAGAAGATGGATCGTGACGACATCATCGATATCACAGACTTCGACGTTATTGCATGGATCCGCGCTGAGATGCGCATCATGCTGAACGAGGAGATCGCTCGTGCCTGCCTGATCGGTGATGGTCGTAATCCGTCCTCCGATGACAAGATTCAGGAAGCTCATGTTCGCCCGATCGTTAACGACGCTCCGCTGTTCACTATTCAGGTTGAAGTTGATCCGTCCGATCTTGCTGAGAACTTCATCGACGCTGCTATCCGCGGCCGTAAGACTTATAAAGGAACCGGTACTCCGACTCTGTATACCACAGCCGACATGCACACAGAGATGCTGCTGCTGAAAGACGAGATCGGGCATCGCCTGTACAAGACCGATGCTGAGCTGGCAACTGCTCTTCGTGTATCTAAGATCGTCGAGGTCGAGGTTATGGAAGGCTTCCAGCTGAACGGCGCAGATGTCTACGGTATCATCGTTAACCCGGCTGATTACAACATCGGCGCTGACAAGGGTGGCGAGATCAACATGTTCGACGATTTCGATATCGACTACAACCAGTACAAGTACCTGCTGGAGACACGTATCTCCGGTGCTCTGACGAAACCATTCTCCGCAATGGTTCTGAAGAAGAAAGTTACTACATCTGGCGGCAACACCGGCGGTAACAGCTGATAAATTCAAAATGGGGTAAAACAATAGAGGTGACTTTCTATGGATAAGTTTTATGGTCCAATCGGATATGTCCAAACTGTGCAAATAAGTGACGGGGATTGGGATGACTATCAGGTCGAAAAAGATGCTTATGGCGACATTATTAAGCATGGCTCGAGGTATGAGTCAAACAGTAATCGTAATGATGATTTTACAGTAACGAACCAGATAAGCATTATTGCCGATCCTTACGCACTTCAAAATTTCTACAGCATTAAATATGTTGTATGGAATGATATTCCGTGGGAAGTCACTTCTGTTGAGGTTCTTTATCCTCGACTTTTGCTGACTCTAGGAGGTGTGTACAATGGCGAACGACCGCAGTCAGATACTGAAGGATAAGTTTGAAGAACTTGGAATTGAGCACGTCTATACCCAACCTCCTGAGTCGGTAAAGTTGGAGTATCCCTGTGTTATTCTTCGCCAGACCGCTGGTGAAACATCTTATGCAAATAATATGCCTTACATCTATGAGGATAGATTTGAGGCTACGTATATTCGGCGAAATAGAGATCCTGATGTCAGACGAAATATAGCAATGTCGTTTGCTAAATGCCGTCATGATCGCTCTTATTCGGCCGATAATTTATACCATTCAATTTTTGTAATTTATATTTAAGGAGAAAAAATATGGCTGATAATTTTGCTCTTAAATGGGACGATACCGGCGATAAGCTCTATGAAACAGGTACTGACCGCGGCGTTATCTATCATCCAAATGAGCAGGGTGAATACACCAATGGCGAAGTTTGGAATGGTATTACGGCAGTAAATGAGACTCCGTCCGGTGCAGAGTCTAACCCGCTTTATGCTGACAATATTAAATACGTTGATCTGAGATCGGCTGAGGAATTCGGCTACACCATTGAGGCTTTCACATATCCGGATTCATTTGCTAAATGCGACGGATCTGCAGAACTTAAGCCAGGTGTTTATGCAGGACAGCAGGCTCGTGAGCCGTTTGGATTCTCTTACAGAACCAAGCTCGGCAATGATTCTAAGGGCGACGCTTATGGATATAAGCTGCATCTTATTTACGGTTCTACCGCCTCTCCGTCCGAAAAGGGATACCAGACGGTTAACGACTCTCCGGAAGCGATTACATTCTCCTGGGAGTGCACAACCACTCCGGTAAACGTTACCGGCATTGATAAACCGACAGCGATCATTACCATCGATTCTACTAAAGTTCCGGCGGCATTCCTTACCGCTCTTGAGAATGTTCTTTATGGAACCGGTGGTGATTCTTCAGCAACGCCAGCAGTATCAGCAACACCGGCTAGACTTCCGCTCCCGGATGAGGTTGCTACACTGTACGAGGAAAATAAATAAAGGCAACGGCTGATTAAAATAATGAAAGGAGAGTAAAACATGCTTAAGAAGATGATTACTTATACCGACTTCAATGGACAGACCAGAACCGAACCGTTCTATTTTAACCTTACCAATGCTGAGGTTGCTGAGATGGGTGTGGGTCTTGTGGGCGGAGGCAGCCTCGATGAGTATATCGAAAGGTTGTCATCTGAGCAGGACCCCCGTAAGATCATTGCGATTTTCAAAGATCTTATTCAGCGTTCTTACGGCAAGAAATCAGACGACGGTCGTCGTTTCATGAAGTCTGAAGAAATTCTTAAGGAGTTCACAGAGACTGAGGCGTATTCTGTACTGTTTATGGAGCTCGCTAATGACGCAAATGCGGCAGCGGCGTTCTTTGACGGTATTATTCCGGAGCTTACCCCGGAGCAGCAGGCCGAAGTTGATGAATACCGGGCAAAACTGATGGTCAGCGAGAATTAAAATTGAAAGGAGCCTGGGAATGCTTAAAGTGACTATTCCGGAAAGAGAGATGTATATGAACTCGACGAATGAGTTTGTGTATGTCAAGGAACAGACTCTAACCTTGGAGCATTCCCTGGTTTCTATTTCAAAATGGGAAGCAAAGTGGCATGTTCCATTCATAAGCGACAAGCCTAAAACGTCGGAACAGTCTATAGACTATATCAGGTGTATGACACTTACACAGAATGTAGATCCAAGAGTGTATTATGCCATTCCGGCCGACGTAGTTAAACAAATTAATGAGTATATAGACAATCCGATGACCGCGACTTGGTTCAGTGATAAAGAAGAAAAGCGTTTTCGCAGAAGAAGCGAAGTTATAACGTCGGAAATAATCTATTACTGGATGATTGCAGCCGGCGTTCCTTTCGAGTGTCAGAAATGGCATTTAAATCGCCTGCTTACACTGATAAAAGTTTGTGGTGAGAAGAACAAACCTCAAAAGAAGATGAGCCGTAATGCGCTGTATTCTCGTAATGCAAAACTTAACGCTCAGAGAAAAGCAGCTTTACGCACAACGGGGTGACGATATGATAATTAGGGTTGAACAAAAAGGCGATTTCGATAACACGAAAAACTGGCTTAAGAAGATGAAGCTGGATCGCCTTTATGCTTTGCTTGAGAAATACGCTCAGGATGGAGTTGTGGCACTCATGAATGCAACCCCAGTCGATTCGGGCAAAACTGCCGTTTCATGGGGTTATAGAATTACAAGAAAAACCGATCTTTGGTCTGTAGAATGGATAAATTCGAACATCAACAAAGGCGTTCCTATTGCCATTATTCTACAGTACGGTCATGGAACCGGAACCGGGGGCTGGGTGGAAGGAAGAGATTATATCAATCCCGCCATGCAGCCTATTTTTGACGCTATATCAGAAAATGTCTGGAAGGAGATAGCTAAGCTATGAGTAATACGATTGACGAAAGAGTTGTCGTACTAAAGTTTGACAACAAAGAGTTCGAAACTAATGCTCAGAAGAGCTTAGACACCCTTGACAGACTTGATAAAAGCCTTCAATTGGGAAACGCGTCAAAGAGTTTGTCCGGTATTGCGGTAAGTTCAAAATCGTTAGGACTAAGCGGCCTTGGCGAATCAGTTGACATGATATCTAAGAGATTCTCTAATTTAGGTATCATCGGTATGACAGCCTTGCAGGAGATCACTAAGACCGCTATGCGTACCGGTCACTCCCTAGTCAATAGAATTATAAACCCGATCATCGAGGGAGGTAAGCGAAGGGCTGCTAACATCGAGCAGGCCGATTTTATGCTGCACGGCTTGATCGACGACGAAGCTCAGATTGCTGAAATTGGTGAAGCGGCTCAGAAATCTGTTGATAAGACGGCGTTCTCTCTCGACGCGGCGACAAAAGCGGCGGCTCAGTTTACTGCTGCTGGTGTTGAGACCGGAGAGCAGTTAAATACCGTACTTAGCGCTGTTGCTGGTACTGCAGCGACATTTAATACCGATTATCAGGGTATCGCGAACATCTTCACTAAGATCGCCAGTCAAGGACGAGTTCAGGGTGATGAGTTTAACCAATTGACCGAACGAGGCGTTCCTGCTACGGACGTCATGGTTAAATACATTAATGAAGTCAACAAAGGTACGATTGAAGCTTCTGAAAGTATTAAAACATATGTTCAAGAGCTAACCGGTGGCATGGAGATCAGTGGCGACGCCATAGTTGATTTCAGAAAACGTGGTCTTTTGACATTCGAATTGTTCTCTGCCGCAATGTCACAGTCATTCGGCAATAACGCTCAGAAGGCAAATGATACAGTAACGGGTGTACTTGCGAATATTAATTCCGCATTCGCCAGAACCGGTGCCGCTTTTATTGCTCCTCTGATTAAATCTAAAGGACCCCTCGTTCAGTTCTTGGAGTCGATACGTTTACAGATAAACGCTTTTAATAAAGCTATGGCGCCTTTTGCTGAAGCTGTTACGCAGGCAATTAACGAGCGTATTCTTCCTGCCGCTCAGAAGCTTGTTGAATCTCTCCCGATTTCCAAAATCAGCGGGTTCTTCAATCTGGCAACGGCCTGGGTCCGCAAGGTCTTCAACCTCGGCAAAGCGGTTGAGGAAGCTGCCGAAAAGCCTAAGAAGGCAACAGAAGAAGTTAACAACGTAATTGTCAAACAAAAGAAGGAATTATCTCCGGCGGTAAAATTATGGCTTAGTTTCAAGAACACTATTAGCGGAATCGCCGATATCGGTAAGGCAATTGGTAATGCGTTTAAGAAAGTGCGTTCGAACTTCAAAATGACGACAAAACCGACTGAAGGATTGGTCGATAAACTGTTCGAAGCTTCTTTGAGATTTAAAGCATTTACTTCGTCTTTGCGGTTAAGTGATAAATCGGCTAAAAGAATTGCCACGGTTTTACAGGCTCTCGGTAGCGCTATTTCTGTTGTGGCTTCAGTTGCGGGAAAAGCCGCTATTATTCTTGGCGGTGGATTTATCAAACTTATCGAATTAGCTGGAGGAGCTATTTATAATTTCTTCGGAAAGATTTCGACGAACGTTAACGAGCGGGGTGGTCTTGCTGGAATCATAGCAAATCTTAAAGACCGCTTTGTTGAATTTATATCTGCTGTTGGAAACAGTGAAGGCTTTAAGAAATTTACAACGGAAGCCAGCAACTTTGGAACCTTTGTAAAGGATAAATTCCTTGGGGCTATGGAGAAGCTTAACAATCTCTTTAGCACTTTCACCGGATTTATCATGAAAGCTACCGGAGCTAAGAATTTCGTTGATCTTATTTCCAAAGCTTTCGGTAATCTTGGTTCGCTTATTGAGAAACTTCGTGGCGGAAAAGAAGCCATCAAAGAATTTTTCAACGCAGCCAAAAAGAAGATAGATTTAGGAAAGATCTTTAGTTTCGGCGGTGGAGATAAGAATGACAGCGAAGGACCGCTTTCCAAGTTGGCTTCTATCAAAGATAAATTCGTTGATACGATTCAGGGTATATTTGTTAATGATAAGACTATAACGATCACGACAAAGATTAAAGACTTTTTTAAGAGAATAGGAGATATTCTTGGAGAAGTTGACTGGAATAAGCTTATTGCGACTGGAATGAGCATGGTCAAGCTTTATTCGGCATTTAGGCTGATTAGAAGCTTCGACAAATTGGCTAGCGGTATTTCCGGAGCTCTTGGTGCCGTTACCGGATTGGCAAAGGCGGCTAAGAACAAGATCAGAATGGAAACATTAAAAGCGTTTGCTACTTCGGTGCTTATTCTCACAGGAGCTATATTTGTTCTGTCTACAATTCCGGCAGATAAGCTTCCAACAGCAATAGCAGCAATGGTTTTTGCTCTGGGTTCAATGCTTGGCGCAGTTGCCATTCTTGATAAGATAAACGCCGGTGCGGCAAAAATGTCGGCTATCGGCTTGGCATTTGCTGGGTTAGGTGCGGCAATTCTTATGATTTCGTTGGCTGCGCATCAGATCGTTGCGCTCACCGACGATGAACTTATAAGAGCTGGTGGCGTTATATTAGCGTTGATAGGAGTCCTTACAATAGCCGCTAAATTTGCAGGTGGTCTTGGCGGATTGGGATTTGCTTCCATGGCGTTAGCCATTTATTTAATCGCTCCGGCATTGCAGACGCTGGCTGATGTCGATTTCGACACCGTCAAAGCCTCGGCTAAGAACTTGGCACTTATTATGGTCGTGTTGGCTGGTGCTGCCAGAATAGCCGGAGGAGCCGCAAGCGGAGCGATCAAAATGCTTGCCTTAGCGTTGGCTGTCGATCTAATGATCCCAGCAATTCTAATCCTATCAAGTATGAACTTCAAGCAAGCTCTTCAGGGCGCAGGCTTTTTATCGCTTATTATGCTTGCGTTGGGCGGTGCCGTTCGTTTGGCAGGCGGATCGGCAGGTAAAGCAGCTTCGCTGGTTGCGATGGCGTTGGCCGCGGTTGCTGCCGCCGCTGTGGTGATCGTGCTTGGCACGTTGCCGTGGGAAATGGTTTTACAGGGCGTGCTCGCTATTGCGGCGGTCATGTTCTCAATAGCCGGAGCAGCTAAGTTGGCGTCTTCGGCTACAACAGGAGCGTTGGCTATTGGAGCAGTGCTGACACTGATAACCATAGCTTTTTATGTGTTGTTAAGCACAAATCCCGAAATGGTTTTGCCTGTTGCGGCGGGAATGGCGTTAGCGGTATTAGCTATAGCAGGAGCTATAGTGATATTGGAAAAGACCTCGTGGCTTGGCGGTGTAAAAGCCGCATGGAATTTGATGTCGTTCATCGTTGTTATGGGCGCCGTTCTTATCGGTATAGGTGCCCTATTCGACAAGTTCGAAAATTTAGATAAGCTCCTCGATAAGGGTCTTGGCGTATTGAGGAAACTTGTTACAGGACTCGCTGGTATTATAGCCGAAGCGGGCACTAAGCTTACCAGCGGTCTTCCTGAGATGGGCGATAATTTCGCTAAGTTTGCTGAAGGGTTTGAAAAGTTTGTATACTCTTTCCAAGGCTTCAACCCGAAAGCTTTAATGGACCTTGGTGATGCTCTTTTCAGGTTGTCCGAGAATACTTACACCAGCGGTAATCTGACTAATATAGCGAATGAACTTAACGGATTCGCTGAGCCAATGGGCGCGTTCATCGAGCGAGTTAGAGGTACTACTGAAGACGATGTCCGAGCTGTCGGCTATGCGATAGGAGCGGCTCAGGCTGCTGCTGAGAGAGCACAGGGAATAAAAGACGTCGGTAAACTGACCGAGATAGGAGTCGGCTTAACCGGATTCGGAACAGAGTTTGTCAAATACTCCTATCTCATGGCTAAGGTCAAGACGGACGCAGTAACGGGCGCGACAGCTGCTTTAAGACAGACCGCTGGAATAATTCAAACCGTAAATCAAAATGGTGGAGATACAGCGGCTCTTGAGGCGTTTGGTCTTAACATCAACAACTTTGCAACTGACTTCGCAAATTTCAGTAGTAAAGCGGCAAGCGCTAATCCGGAGGGAATAACCAAACTTATTGCTTCTGCAAAACAGCTACAGTCATTCGCCAAGTCGGTCAGCAGCACAAACACCAGCTCACTTGGTAATTTCGCGGATTCAATGAAATCATTCGTGTCAGGATTTTCGGGAGCTATGAGCTCGGCATCTAATATGAAGTCGGGCGGACTTTCTGGAATGCAGAGCACGATGTCATCCCTGACCGGTATCATCAAAACAGCAAACGCCGTTAATCCCGGGGACTTTGGCAAGTTTGTTCAGAGCTTTAATAAAGCCGGATCTCAGGGCGTAGACGGATTTGTTAAGGCGTTTACCGGAGCAACAGGCAGAGTACAGAATGCTGCAGCTGGCGTGGCTAACGCTGCGGCTAGCGGAATTAATGCGGCATCGTACAATGGTATTTCAACCGCTTATAGCGTAGGCGCCAGTATCGGTGACGGACTGATTCGAGGTATGCAGTCTAAACTAGCCTCAATACGTGCTGTTTATAACGAAGCCGGTAGGCTTGCGGCGGCTACTACCGCCATTGGTGCAAAAGTTAACTCGCCTTCTAAGATCTCCATAAAAACTGGAGAAGCTATCGGCGAGGGTATTATTGTCGGATATCATAAGATATCGGGCAGAGTATACAAGAGCGGCTCTCTGATGGGAGAAAAGGCGGCTACGTCGGTTTCTTCAGCTTTGAAGAAAGTAAGAGATATTGTTAATTCCGGTATCGAGGATGATCTGGTCATCACACCGGTACTTGATCTGAGTGAGGTTCAGTCTGGTGCAGCTGGTCTCGGTAACCTGCTCGGTAACAGCACTTTTGACTTGCTCGGGAGGGCTAACGTGGTTGGCAATGTGGTGTCCACAAGTCGTCAGGAGGCTGCGTCTAACGCGGATGTTGTACAGGCTATCAAAGGACTTCAAAATCGTATAGATAATATCCAGCCAAATGTAACTAATGTAAACGGTATCACATATGATGACGGAAGTAACGTAACTGATGCGGTACGGCAGCTTATCAGAGCGGCTGTAGTTGAAAGGAGAAAATAGGTTATGGCAACTGCAAAAACAACAAAACCCAAAATTGGAAAGCAGAAAAATACTACTAGAACCTATTTTGCTTCATGGGCATTCAGTACAAAAGGCAGCGGTAAGAAAATGAAAAAACACGTTGCCGAATATGCTTACGCTTGGTACTACTACACAACCGACAAGAAAGCCAAGTCTTTGTCGACGAAAAAATGGTTCGAGGGATCGAGTGGCACAACCAAACAACTTAAGTGTACCTACGATCCCCCGGACAACGCCGAAGCTATCCGAGTAACGGTAAGACCGGTGTCTAAGACCCATACGGTTAAAAAGGGAAATAATACAAAAGAAGTAAAATATTTCTCCGGAAAGACCCAAACTTCTACAAATACAAAAATCAGTCGAGTTGTACCTTCCGCTGATACCAAACCAGCCACACCGTCAACTCCAACGTGTACCGTTAGTGGAACTAAATTAACCGCTTCCGTGGACAACATCACCGATAAAAACACAACGGAGATACGTTTTTACATCGTTGAGAACGACACCAAGCAAACCAAACAAACCGATGGGTCTATTGTATACGGTAAAGTATCTATAACTTATACGATAAAAACCGGTAAAGTTTACAAGGTACGTTGTCAAGCCTATAACAAAAAAACGAAAGAATGGAGCGAATACAGTTCCTATTCGAGTGATTTAAGGACTGCACCATCGACTCCTAAAATCACGAAACGGACAGTTATAAGTGCGACCGAATTGCGCATTCAGTTTACTTCGGCGACATCGGCGACTTCATATATTGTCGAGTACACAACCAATAAAGCATACTTCGATACGTCTTCAGAAGTTAAATCCATAACGGTAACCACGACCACTGCCTCTTTGACCGGGTTAACATCCGGAACGAAGTATTATGTTAGAGTGAAGGCCTCCAACGATCAGGGAGATTCATCATGGTCTAATATAATCGAACAAGTAGTTGGAACAGCTCCGGCTGCACCAACCACATGGTCTGAAGTGGATAGTGCAACTGCTGGGGATGTGGTTAGGCTGTTCTGGGTCCATAATTCGGAAGATGGCTCAGCTGAAACGAGTGCTAATTTATCTCTTACCTTTATTAATTCGGAAGACGCGGTGGTTTACACGACAACTAAGACCATTACGCCGACAAGTACGCAAACGAGTGAAATAGGAATGTATGAGCTGGATACCAATTCAGCCGAATGCAGCCAGTATTGTACTGCTGGGATCAAAATAAAATGGAAAGTCAGAACCAAAGGCGCTTTTCCAAGTTTTGGTCCGTATTCGACAGAGCGAATTGTTGATATCTATGAAAAACCATCCATTGAATCCGGCATATATGAGCAGCCCACCAAAGATCAAGACCCTGTTGAAGTTGTTACTGCGTTTCCGTTTTATCTTATATCGGAAATTGCGCCGCTTACACAGCATGTAACAAGCTTCGCTATAGAAGTAAAAGCTAAACAGGGATACGATCCGGCAAATGCAATAGGTCAAAGAATACACGTATCGGAAGACGAAATCATATTCACAAATCAGCAGTATTATAATTCGGAAGACGAAATAAATACCATCAACTTTGAGTTTAACGCCGGCAATATAGACCTTGAACCGGGGCAGAGCTACGTAATTCATCAAATAGCATCGTTGGATAGCGGATTAACTGCCGAAGATGACTATGAGATTGAAGTGAGTTGGACTGATCAAAATTATTATCCGGATGCTAGCGAGATTTCATGGAACGAGGATAACTATACGGTTAGTCTGCAGCCGTTTTGCGTTGTCGTGGAACCCGATGAGTATGATCCCGATACACCAGCGGTTGACCCGGGAGATGCTGAGGATGACTTCGACGACGACAACGATGACGGATATGAGATTACGCCGGAGACATTGGCTCCTAACGTTACGCTGTCGGTTTATCGTATCGACTATGACGGCCGTTTTGTTCCGATCGAACTTGATATAGATAACGACTTAGGTACCGTTGTTGTTGATAAGTTCCCGCCATTGAACGAGGCTAGATATCGAATAGTGGCTCGTGATAATACGACGGGAGCCATATCATATAACGACACCGAACCTGTGGTAACGGGAGAACCGTCAATCATTATTCAGTGGAATATCGGTAATTTCGGTCAGGCGAATCTCGCGACATATGAAGAGTCTCCGGATGGCGAAACATACAGTCTTATCGACAGCGAAGCCGACCTCGGTATAACCTTGCGGCTTCCGTATAATGTTGATGTCGCAGATTCATATTCACCTGATGTATCTTTGGTTGAATATATCGGGCGTTCGCATCCGGTCAGCTATTACGGAACACAGCTCGGCGTTTCGGGTAGCTGGTCTACAGAAATACCTTATGATGATAGCGAAACCCTTCAGAAACTAAGAGAGTTGGCGGCTTTTCAGGGTGACGCTTACGTTAGAGAGCCCAGCGGTGTTGGCTACTGGGCGCATGTAGTGCCCTCTTTTAGCATAAAGCACAGAGAGCTTACTATACCGATAACATTGGCAGTGACAAGAGTGGAGGGGTGATTCCTTATGGCTGATTGGACCAAATCCATGCGTCAGACTTATGAATTCTATGAGGTTGATCCTCTCACATGGACGGATAAGCGGCAGCTGGCTAACGTGCTCGGAGGATCGGTAACTCATGATCTGGACACCGAGACGATATCTTCGGCTTCTTTCGAGGTGACGGAGGATCTTGGCGAGCTGTATATCCGCCCGTATCTGGTAACAAATCAAAATGGTGTTACCGAGAAGTTTCCGTTGGGAACATATTTATCTCAAACACCAAGCGTTGAGTATAAAGAAAATCGTACTGCGATAAACATTGATGCTTATTCGCCTTTAATCGAGTTAAAAGAAAAATATCCTCCGGTTGGCTATAGCATAGCGAAAGGTCGAGGGATAGTTGATGTGGCCGGAATACTGACGAAGCAATATTTGCGGGCACCTGTTGTAACCGGGGAAAGTGAAGATAAGCTGGAACGTTTTTTCGTTTCCGAGCTTGACGAGACATGGCTCGGATACTTAACGTCTCTTCTTGCTAACGCGAAGTATAGCTTTGCTTTGGACGAGAGGGGACGTATTATTTTTGTTCCGAATCAGGATTTACGATCTTTACAGCCTGTTTATACATTTAATGACGATAACAGTTCAATACTATATCCGGACGTTACGATGGAGAGAGATCTATACGGTATACCGAATGTCGTCGAGGTTATATATTCTAACGAGCACGACACTCTTACGGCGACTGTGAAAAACGAAGATCCTAACAGTCCTATTTCCACAGTAAGTCGCGGAAGAGAAGTTGTTTACCGAGAAAGCAATCCTGATTTTTTAGCTACTCCTTCTATGGCAGTACTATATGCCCACGCCAGACAGACTCTCAGGGATTTATCTTCTTTGGAATATAAGATCACATATAAGCACGCATATTGCGGTGTTAGGGTTGGGGATTGTGTGATGCTGAATTATAACAGGGCAGGTTTTACAAATATAAAAGCGAAAGTCATCAGGCAAACGATCAACTTTGAAACGGGATGTCCGGTCGAGGAGACGGCTGTATATACGAGAAATTTATGGAGTTGAGTTATGAATTTAGCGAAC